GCTCAAGCAGTCCGCTCCGGGGGATTCTCGAGTATAAAAGTGGTTACAATCTGCTTCGTTCGATGGTGCTGTCGAGCGAAGAAGTGGTTGCGCGGCCTTTGTGTGCCCACTGCAATCGGGAGGCGTTACAGCGTTTGGATGTGTCCAACAAACGTGCGTTTCCCGCTATGGAGTGGATAGCAGAGGTCGTGGTGGGTGAGGTGTGCCCTTGCTGCGAGCCCTTCTGGGGTTACTTCCCGTGTATGAGCAGAGAACGATGGTGCACGATACTCGTGCCCACGGAGTTAGCGCTTGCCACGCAGGCATGCGCTGCATCCACGTTCGGGAAGAATTACGCCTCAATGTTGGGCCTCGCACGCAAGGTGGAGGAGGAGTGTACCCAAGCAAAGTACGGGACAGACGCTGTATACATGCGAGAGATATACGGCGCAGTGCTTGGGCGTACGTCGCAGCGCATTTCCAAGGATGCTTGGAATTGTTGCACGCCGTGTGGATGCAGGGATACATCCAGGCTGCGACTGTACACTCCTACCCCGCCGGCACCGGCACTGACATCGTGTTTCAGTGGCTGGTGGAGTGGGTTTTCATCCGGACCGTGTGGCACTTTGCCGCCGGACCCGTGGTTTGGTGACGATGACGACAAACCACCGGGAGTCGACCTACCGTCTCCCCCCCCCGGATTGTACCCGCCCTACCGAGTCGCTGCGGTCAATGCGAGTGGTGGTGCGCCTGTCAGCAGCAGTGCGCCCGCGGACTCCGTCGAAGCCTACATCAACCAGACGGCCGATGATTTCGGTATCGTCACTGATGCGGGGAAGGTCAACCGCAGTGGTGCGGTGATCCCAGCTTTGTCAATGAAGACATTCGGCAATCCCGATGATGCACGGGAGGACAAAGCCGATAAGCTGGCTCCGCAGTTGGTGAGGCCGCCCGAGGGCGAGAAGCTCGAGCATTGGGCTGTCACGACGGAGAACATTGATCGCGCCATTCTGAAGCGCGCCATTGAGCCCAAGATCAAGCCGACGTATTCCGCAGCTGTCACAAAGAAGCTGCGTAGCACAGCGCTGAAGCTGTGTGGTCCGTCTGGCCCTTTCGATCCTGAGCTGGTGCGCGAGTTTGCTAGCACGATCCTCGAGTCTGGGGACCTTTGTCCAAAATCGTGGAAGCAGGAACGCTGGGAACGCGAATTCTTGCGCACGGTTCAGGATACCGGATTACGGGTACAACCCTCGATCGGTATAAAGGACGAGGTCTTGGAGGATCTAGGCAAGCGAAAGCCACGCTTCATCATCGCAGACCAAGACAAAGGCCAAGTTGCGGCCAAATTTGTCATCAAGTGCTTTGATGAGCTGTGGTATCAATGGCGCGAAGGACACCACATCAAGCATTGTCCGAAAGCCGACGCAATGCGCAAGGTGCGTCAGAGCTTTGCGAAGAAGAAGGGACCCGAGAGCGTGATCGTCGAGGGAGACGGATCCGCCTGGGACGCTTGCTGCAACAGCAAGATCCGCGATGACACAGAGAATGTGATTTTGCATCACATTACGAAGACATTGCTGGATCACCCTTTATTCTACGAAGCTCTTGGCGATGCCCACCTTGACGTCTGCGAGAGGGAAAAGCTCAAGCTGCGATCAAAGAAGGGAATCAAGTTTGTGATAGATTCCATTCGCCGCTCCGGACACGCCGGAACAAGTGGTTTGAATGGATTCATCAACGCATTCTTGTGGGCCCATGTGATCACGGACGAGCCGTTTAAGTACCTCCGAGGCGAACGCGTTGCCAGCAAGTGGCACAGACCTGGGTTTGTTGACGCTGTGCTGGAGGCCATTGATTTCTTTGAGGGGGATGATTCCATTTTGAAGATTCCCCGCAGCTTAATGCCTTTTCAAGCTGAGATAGAGAAACAATGGCGTGAGTTCGGCTTTAATATGAAGCTATTCTACAGGCTCGATGGCATGGCCACCTTCACCGGATATGATTTTTCCGTGGAAGATGGAGCCACCTCGGGTTTCTGCGTCCCATCGATACGCCGGAACATTTTGTCATCGTGCTTCAGTGTTGCGACAGAAGCACGTATGGCTTGGCGTGATGGATGCATGGAAAAGCTTCACGATGTCGGCGCGCAGGCGCTGTTGGCTCGTGCTGTCGCATATGAAGAGTGTTGCCCCCCGTTGGCCAACGCCTTCTTATGTCTTGCGGAGTACCATTTTGCCAACAGCAACGCCGCGCCTTTGCCGGAGGATCTGGTGAGGAACAAGGGTCTTGAGCAGTCCTTCGAGGACACGGCTGCTCGGATCCGCGGATCAGCTCGACCAAGCAGCGAGGCCGAAGTGAAGTTCTGGGCGTTGTCGGCTCAGAATCCCGCTTGGGGCCAGAAGATTGTCGGCTGCGCGGCTTTTGAGTCGCTTGATCCGTACTCCGCACACTTCATCGAGATCGCCGCGTAGCGGCAGTGGCTCCGGCCACGTGCATGCAGCACCAGCCTCTCTTCTAGCATGAGCGGGCTCGTGGGAGGGTAGCTGTGCCAGCCCACGGGTGAGAGGGCCGCTGACGATCGCCTGTGTCAGCTCCGGATTGAGGGGTCCGGGCCCGCCTTATAGTTGCGTGGTGCGCCTTCGGGAGGAGGAGGGTGCATCCCCAGCCTGGTGGACTTCCACACGATTTGGAAGCCTGAGGTGAGAGCCACACGTTTTCCCTGCGGCGGGTTGCGGTTTGGCCAACTGCGTAATAACGTGCCTGTATACACGCCGCCATCAGAGTGCCATTTTGGCCTGACGTATTGGTTTGACCCATACTTGCGTCGCTGATGGTCCCTACCCACCGTACATTTTTCTTTTTAGCTGCGGTGGGGTCCTTGGTTCCGGGGTGGCAGTACTGTGCTGCGTCGGGGTTGAGTAGCGTGAGCAGGAAATGGTTGATGGGATTGGTTCGTCCATCCAATACGGGAGGACCTTTTTTGCCGTGTAAACCCATCCTCCACGCACCGCGCCCATTTTGGGATTTTCCCCGCGGTCCTTGCGTGTCAACATCCATCAGTTCAGCCAATAGAGCCGAGCTGTCCGCTAGCTTAGTCCCCCGAAGTTAGCAACCACCTTCCACGACCAGCGCGTCAGGCGTCATATGGCTCGCATGCCCCGCAACTCGAAGAAACTCGTCCGAGATATGCGCCGCGTCAAGAAGGATTTGAAGTCCTCGAAATCTTCGAGGAGGAACGCGACGAGGGCTTTGGCTCAGAGTGCTGCTGCTGCACCGCGTCGGAATTTTGGGACTTCTGGTATCACGCAGTCGGTCAACAAGTGTATCCGGGCCTTGGACGCACGCCTCCCACGCACTGTGGGGCTGCCACGAGCAGTAGGCCCGTATTCTGTGATCAGGACCACGCGATTGTGGTCGTCGAGCGCAGATGTAATCATGTTCGCACCATTTTCAGACGTAAACGGAATTTACAACTGGTGTGGCCTTGAAAGCATCGATGGAACGCTCCCGATCAATTCCAACAGTCCCGAGAACAACCGACCGATCACGATACCACTGGCTGAGCTTGCCTCTGCCGCTGAGGTTGCTCCGGCCAGTTTGACCGTGCAAGTTATGAACCCATCGTCATTACAGACGGCGGAAGGAGTATTTGCCATGGGACGTGTTAACCAACCGTTTAATTACGGAGGTACCAACGTCACATGGAACGAAGTGAAGGCGAGATTCATCTCCTTCTTTTCTCCTCGCCTGTTGACTGGGGGCAAGCTTGCTCTGCGTGGTGTCAAATGCAGCAGCTATCCACTTGACATGACCGAGTATGCTGACTTCAGACCTGTGATTGATTACTCGGTCGCGCAGCTCAGGTGGTTATCTGATACACGCTGCACAGCCCTCGCGCCCATCATGTTCGTGCAAAGTAACTCCCCTACCCAAACAATGGAATTCCTAATTACCGTTGAATGGCGGGTCCGATTTGACCCTGGGAATCCTGCTGTGGCGTCCCACAGCCACCACGACATCACATCCGATGCCGTCTGGAACGGCGTTACTCGGTCGATGTCGAGCATGGGACATGGGGTGGAAGAACTTGCCGAGGACGTGATGGAGCTCGGCGCTCTCGGAGGGGCTGGCCGCCTTGCGGCGGCCGCTCTTCTTTAGGCCTCCATTACGGCGTAACCGATTGTCAGATGGGTTGCGCCGTATCGGCAGGCCGTCGCGGATGGCCGTCCTGACAATTGTCG